CTTACGAAATCTGCGACGGGTGAGTCCTGCAACACACTTCCAGCGGAGCAGCGCAACAACCCTGTAAAGGGGTGTCCGTTCATGGCGGAAATGCTGGCGTTTATCCTGGTAGAGAAGTATGCCTACCACTCCTCGAAGAATCAAATCAAGAGGAAGTTGCGCGAGAAGGGAGCACGTTTTTCAAAATCAACGTTTGTAAGATACTTCGGAATAGTGATAGAAGCGCTGAGGGGGATGATGGAAGGTGTTTTCCAGAAGACTACCGTTGACTGCAATTATCTGATGATAGATGAGACCTGCGAACTGGATCTAATGATAGAGAAGGTCATAGAGAACGCAAATCAGCAGGCATCTACAGAAGTAGAAATTGCTATCTAATGATAGAGCTTTAATGGAACCCATTCAAGTTAAGTTATCTACAGAAGTAGAAATTACTATCTAATGATAGAGTCTCTTTCAACGTTGGTCTGTTTGCTCTATCTACAGAAGTAGAAATTACTATCTAATGATAGAGTCGACCAATACTTCAAATAAGATGGAAATCTACAGAAGTAGAAATTACTATCTAATGATAGAGCTTCTAATCTACATCATTGTCGCGCTTGATCTACAGAAGTAGAAATTACTATCTAATGATAGAGATATATCACCATGACATCTAAGTGGTTTAATCTACAGAAGTAGAAATTACTATCTAATGATAGAGCTGGAATATGGAACAACTACTCCACCCTTATCTACAGAAGTAGAAATTACTATCTAATGATAGAGATCAATCATGCTCTGTATAATCCCCAAAACGAAGCGTATCTTCTTCCCAAAACGAAGCGTATATTTTTCGCAAAACGAAGCGTACCACAAAACACAAAAAATTTAACGGCGTTCGAACCTTATTCGGACGCCGTTTTATATCAATTTTATCCTACTGACGAATTTGTCTTATCCGACCATTATTGATCTGCGACCTTTTTTCAGCTCAACCATGCTACGTTAGGCTGATGTATGTACGTCCGTTTTGATAATTCGCCACACTGTGGCGCCGCCGGATTCCCCATATCCGACAATCTTGAACATTCCTGCCGCCACCGCGCTCGTTGTAGAATCTGCCAGTCCATAATAGACAGGTCCACTTTGGCAATAAAAACGCATCGTCAACGCTGTCAGATTCTGATATGTCTCCGATTTATTGATTGCCGTAAACTCGCGGCACTCATTCTCGCTCAGCGCTGGCAATATGACAGTGACCGGTCCTCCGTACCCGAAGATCACGTCTCCTGTCTCTGCATTCAGGTCCACCGTATACTTGCTTGACGAGGTCACAATCGCCCTATGCCGCATCGAATTACATACAAAGTCGCCCGACACAGTCGCATCCGTAAATGTACCGTTTGTTGCTCTTAGGTTCGTCGCTGTGCAGTTTGTGAATGTGCCGTTCTTAAAGCTTCCGGACGTCGCTGTCACTTCGCCCGTAAATGCACCATTCTCTGCGTACACTGTACCTCGGATCAGCGCATTGTTTGCCAATAGATTGCCGTTTCTGAAGTCCAACATTAGGTTTGGGACAAAAGCGCCACAACCTTCGCAGCCATCGGCGAACGTCGAGCGAAGTTCTGCCCAACTTGCCGGTGCACTTGGATTGTAATCCCAGTCTCCGTAGTTGTCATGAAACCCATATTGGCTCATCATATAATCCCCATAGAACACCGCGGCGCCGATTCTGCCCAACTGTGCCACCAACATCTCTGTGATGATGGCCTTGTACGAATCCATTTTCAGCCACTGTCCCCCGTTTTTAGCCACATCTGATGCCGGGTTTTCACCCTTGCAGGCATCCTCTGCAATCAGTAGATAGTATTCTGAGCCATACAACACATAGGGAGCGGTAGAATCAGTCACTTGATAGGTTGTCGTTTCGTCCCATTCGCCTGCAGGATAGGGTATTCTTCCGCTGTCTCCCTTGCTTCCTGCCCTCACCACAGGCACCGTTTCCATATCCACCACCGATGATCCATACAGCAGTTCCAGTTGCACCTTACGCGTTGCATCTCGGACATCTATGCTCACACGTTTTAGAGCATTGATTGTTGTATAAGATGTCGCGTCGTCAATCTTATAACGCACGCTGCATCCGGAGGGCACCCCGCTTAATGTTGCTGTGTTTGTATTCTTTCTGAGGAAGCTACAATTCAACGTCTCTGGTGTATAATTTCCCTCTGCATCCACCGTGATGATGCTATCCGTAGGCATCAAGTTATAGATCGTTGGCGTCGTTCCATCCGTTCCATCCGTTCCATTCTTTCCTCCCAATACTTTATTGATCGTAAACGTACAGGTACGTTCATAGCTCCCGACACCTGCCGGATAGGAGCACGTGATTGGTATGCTCATGTGGTTAGGCGATAGATTCCCCTTCATCGTGAAGGTCAGCTCATTGCCATTGATCTCGCACGTGATGTCTTCAGGCAGCTCATCCGGCACCGTCACCTCATAAGAACCGGTTGCCAGTTGCGTCTCCCCATGATACATCCGCACCGTCGTGCTTACCGTATCTGTATCATCTTCCGCCCACGGAAAGCCATCTGAGCTACACGCCACCGCGTCCATCTCGTTATCCAGATCTGCCCAATAGCTATCGGCGCCGCTATACGACACCCCATAGCTCACCGCTGTCGATCCGTCGCCGTAGCTGATCGTTGTGCGTGTCCAGAGATACTTTCCTTGCGGCACCGTCGGTATCTTCTCTCCCCATGCCGACTCCTCTGTCGGGGCGTCCGTTCCACTGCTACCCACCGCATAGTGCACTGTCACCGCGGTGATGCCGACTCCTTGAGCGCCGTCTTTCACCACCGGCACCGTCTCCCGATCCACCACCGCCGAATCTTGCCGCAATATGAGTTCCACGACATACGATGCGTCCCGGACATCCACCTGTACCGTCTCGCCGGCAGTCACACTCTTCATCCCTCCGCCGTCTACTTGATAATACACTACACAGCCCTCCGGCACCTTGCTGTAGGTCTGTATCTCCTTGCCGCACGTCACCACCACGTTACAGCCCAGCATCTGGCAGGTACGATTCCCGTCGGCATCCACCTTGATTGCGCTGACTGTTGGCGCCAGATTATAGATCGTCGGGCTCTCGCCATTCTCTCCTGCTTTGACTTTGTTGATCGTAAATGTACAGGTGCGAGTGTGGGCCTTTCCGTTCAGCCCTGTGATGCAGACTATCGGGATGTTGATATGTTCCGGCGCTGCGCTCCCCACCATGAAGGTCAGCTTATTGACATTCTGTGACAACTCTACGCCGTTGGGAAGCTCTCCGCACCGCACATCGACATCTGCGGTAGTCACCTGCGTCGTCCCGTAATACATATATGCCCTCGTGATCACCTCTCCATAGCCCTCTTCTGACAGCGGTACGCCAGCAGCGTCGCACGCCACCGAGTCCATCTCGTTGTCTAAGTCTGCCCAGACGTTATCCACACCGTCTGCGCCGTTATGAGCCACGCTGTAGCTCACCGTTGTCGATCCGTCGCCGTAGCTGATCGTTGTGCGTGTCCAGAGATACTTTCCTTGCGGCACCGTCGGTATCTTCTCTCCCCATGCCGACTCCTCTGTCGGGGCGTCCGTTCCACTGCTGCCCACCGCATAATGTATCGTCACCGCGGTGATGCCGACCCCTTGAGCGCCGTCTTTCACCACCGGCACCGTCTCCCGATCCACCACCACCGAATTCTTCAGCAGCTCCAGCTTCACATTGCCCGACACGCCACCGGTCTCTATCGCCACAGAATCTTCGAATCCCAACGTCACCGGATCTCCCCCGTCTATCGTATAGCGCAACTTACATCCGTGCGGTACGTAGTCATAGGTGTTCGTGCTCAACCCCGTTTTCCTGACGAAGCTGCACCCCAACGTTTCCGGAGTATGCCTTCCCGCTGCATCCACCTTGATTGCGCTGACCGTTGGCATTATATTATAGACCTCCGGGCTCTCTCCGTTCTCCCCCTTCAGAATCTTGTTGATTGTGAAGGTACAGGTACGCGCGATCTCCTTGCTACCTTTCGGATAATAGCATGTGATCGGGATGCTCGCATGTTCGGGCGAGCAATTCCCCTTCATCGTGAAGGTCAGTTCGTTGCCATTGATCTCGCACGTGATGTCTTCAGGTAGTTCATCCGGCACCGTCACCTCATAAGAACCGGTTGCCAGTTGCGTCTCCCCATGATACATCCGCACCGTCGTACTCACCGTATCTGTATCATCTTCCGCCAACGGATAGCCATCTGAGCTACACGCCACCGAGTCCATCTCATTGTCCAGATCTGCCCAAATCGGTTCTTTCCCGTCCGTGCCGCTATACGCCACACTGTATTGCACATCGCTCGTTCCGTCGCTATACGTCGTCACCGTCCGTGTCCACAGATATTTGCCTTGCGTCACTGTCGGTACCGTCTCTCCCCACGACGACTCTTGTGTTGGCGGATTCGTACCACTACTCCCCACCGCATAACGCACCGTCACCGCGGTGATCCCTTTACCATCCTCCGGCAGCAGTGCCAACGTCACGCTGCTCTCTCTGGTCACCACCGTTGCCCCGTCGCGCAACGTCACGCAGCACCGGAATATCACCCTCCGTTGCTCGCTCCAGTTCGAGGGCATATCTGCCGATGTCAGCACCAACTGACACGTCACATCGGTGAGCTGCACTTCCCATTCATCGTCCTCTTGTTCCAGTCCGCTCTCACGGCTCCACGTCACCTCTGCTCGATAGGTATCTACCTCTTGGCTTCCGTGGCGCATCACGGCGGTCAGGGTCGTCTCTTCCTCGCCCTTCCGCACGAAGGTACCCGCCGAGCTCTCCATGCTGAGTGTATAATTCTCACCTCCGACGATGCACGCCCACTCTGCATTGTTCCATTGGGGCGCTTGTCTCACCGTAGCTTGAGCCACGACGCACCGCCAGCAACAGTCGCCCCACCACACTTGATGTTGCACATACCGTCCGCTTGCCTGCTCATAGCCTCTGAGGTAGGTCGTCTCGGCATCCCACGTCCCCTTATCCACCACCTCATAGGTAGGGTTTCCTTGATAATCCACACGGATTAGGTCTTGCACGATCACACCGCGGGCGTAGAGGTATGGATGCTCATAGTTGATCGGTAGCTTATGATCCTTGAAGGTCTGCATCTCCACCGGGCGTCCCAAGGTTAGATAATAATTCGTCTCATCCACGATCGGCTTGCTCACCCCCTCCAAGTAGATCAGCCGCCCCTCTGTCGACGACAGATACCAGCACGACTGACGTTTCTCATCCACGGCATTGCCGCGTCTGCACAGCGTCATGCCCACCTTCGGAGCATAGTTCTTGCCTGCCGGCACATCGCTGTCGCCATACAGAGCCACCTCTATCGTATTGCTTGCCGTATCTACCGCACGCACCAACATCCAGCTCGTTGCCACCGTCAGATCCTGCTGCATCGTATTGACGCACCCATACAGCACGTCGCCCGTAGCGAAGGCGGTATAGTCACTCTCCCAGCGTTTCCGCAGTGTGAGGCTATATGTCCCCGATGTCGTCACCTCCATCGTCTCTATCGTGCCGTTTTCGGTGAAGGTATAATCCCCCTCCATTGCGCTGATCCGGTTGATGATGGTCTCCATCACACGCATATAGCTACGCACCTCCAAACTCTCCACCTGTGCGTTTCCGCTCGCATCCACACCGGCGCCCTTGCCGGCGCTCAGCGATCGGACGAATTGCCCGAATTCAGCCCCTTCCAACAGCCGCAACAAGTGTGTCGTCTCGTCCTCCTGATCTTTGCGCAGATAGCGCGCGTTGGCGGGAGTTTCAGCATCCAGATCATACGCCGTCGCCGCATGTGCCGCTTCCGTCGCCTTGTCGGCTGCTAACGCGTGCGTTGCCTCGTCTGCCGCCGTTGCGTGCTCTGCTTCCGTCGCTTTGGCAGCCTTCGTTGCTTGGGTTGCCGTGACGGCGCGTGCCGCACTTGTCGCCGTCGCTGCGGATCCTGCCGTGTCCGCATATCCGGCTTTCACCTTATCGCTGACATACGTCGTCCACGTGTTGCCCGCCTCGTCCGATGCCGTCTCCGGTTTGGACAGATACAGATAACGCTCCTCGTCTGTGCCGATCTCGTCCAACGCCTCCTTATTGCTGTGCGTATGTCCGATGCTCACCACCGTGCTGCTCGTACTGTCGCCCACCACCGTGCTGCTCGTGTTGCTCACGACGCCCAAGCTCTGCATCCGCGCATTGCGAGCCCGGTGTGCCACCCTCCGTTGGCTGCCCGTATAACTATGCTCCTTGCTCATACCTTTTTATGTGTTTAATCCTCATTGCTTGTGTACTCATCTGGGCGCAGCTCCACCATCGTCAGCTCCGTTGTGTCGGCTTGCAGATCCTGCACCTCGCCGGTGGTCAGGAATGCGATCCCTTCGGCGCTATACTCCGTCCGCAGTCCCAACGGTGCCCCATCCAAGGCGGCTGTCCCGGTCAACATCAGCTTGCGGTCGGCGAACTGGCTGTACAGCGTCCCTATCAGCAGCTGTTCCACCGTCGTTGTTCGTCCTGCTCGTGTCATGGACTTCAGCGGTGCCCCCGTCTCGGCGTTCATAAATACAGCCCGTGCTGTCGCGTTCTCCGGATCCAACGTCCCGCAGATCGTATTCAGCTCCAGATCCTCCTTCGCCGCCGCATTCAGCACGCCTCTGTAGGTCACGTCGTCCGTGTCCACATCTGTCGCCTTGGTATCGTTGTTCACGATCGTCAGCACCGGCGCCTTCACCAGATGCCACCAGAATATCTCTCTGACGATCCCATTTTTGCCCCATATATCTTCATAGCTGCGCACACTGCTGCCTGTACTATCCCTTGAGGGTATATAATGTCCCAACCACACTCCGCTCCACAGCTCTATCTCCACATACCCCGGCTGCGGAGGGTAGGGGATCAGCGTCCCCGATGCCTCGGTCTCGACGTGTTTTATTCCGCTGCTTCGGGGTATGCCGTGATAGCAATTCGTCATCCAGCTATTCACTGCGGCGTTACTCTGGTCTGACAGGTCATACCATTCCAACACCATCGACTTATCCTCGTCATCGCCATCCACCCACACGCATCCGCTCATGCCGGAGTTATCCACGTGCATCAGCACGTTGCCTGCCATATCTTTCAGCAGGATGCGTCCGCGCATCCTGATCGTGTTGACATACTCCTCTGCGAGGTCGCTCTCCGTCTTACAGTTGTCCTCTCCGCTCCCGAAGGGGTTATAGTGTGTATCCAGCCGCATCTCTATCTTCACCCGCAGCAGATACCTGTCGGGGTCACTGACCTGTTGCAGATAGCTCTGATAGCTGCGATAGATCAGCGACCCTTCATCGTAGCTCGTCGTCACGCTCGTCTCCGTCTTGCCGCTGTCTTCGCGTCCGCTGTCACGGTCTTCCACTGTCACGTTCGTCGTGCTGTATGGATTCACCTCTATCCCGTGTCCCATCCACTCGCTACTCTCCTTCGAGATTCCTGTGCGCCAGTATGCCGCCACACAATCTGTCTCCTCGCCGCCGTACAGCGGGTCTATGTGGCACCACTTCGGTTGGCTGTGGTCCGAATCGCCGTCTCCCACCTGCGCCAGTCCCGGCTTGGTGGCGAAGTCCCAGTCCGAGGTCGTGTACAGGGTGAACTGCACATTGCCCGTACACGTCAGGTCGGCATAATAGCTCCACACGGGTTGTAGGCTGGGGGTTTCCGTGCTCCCTACCACCGTGCTTCCCTCCGTCACCGTCCCCGGATAGTCCATGTCGCCCGTCAGCAGCTCTGCCTCGGCGTAGGTCGACAGTTCCACCTCCACATTGTTCACCACCTTATCCACCCCTAACATCTGATCGTCGCTCATCCAGCATACTGGTGTCGAGGGCAGCTCCCTATAGGCGCTCTCCAAGTCGTAGAGGTACACCTTGCCTGCCCACTGTACCACGCGCAACCCCAACGGTTGTAGCACGCCCTCCAACACCTCCTTCAGCGTCGAGGCGTCGCCCTCCTCGTCGTAGAAGTTGTCGGCGCGCACACTCAGTTGTGCCAATCCTGTTGCGCCATCTGCCGTGATGCTCGTGGCGCACAGCTCCCACAGTTCCATGTAGCCGAAGCTCGCCGCCTCTATGATGCGCATCACTAACGTACGACAGTTCTCTATTCCTGTCCCCGCATAGGTCAGCCGTTCCAAGATGCCGAAGTCCGCGAAGGTCAACGTCACCTCATAATCCTTCAGCGTCGCATAGGGCTCCTCGTAGAACTCCGTGTCCAACGTCCCGCTCCAGTACAGTGTTCCGTCGCGATACACATCCATGCGCACCGCTCCTGCCTCCACTGTGTACAGTCCGAGGTACGTCCTGTCGCCGGGGCTCAGCACCGTCAGTGTTGCCGTCGATCCGCACACCACCTCCTCCTTGCTCGTCTCACCCCATTCTATCACCAACGGCTCCTCGCCGCTGAAGCTCAGTGGCTCCACCGTCGCCGCCGCGCCTCCGGCTTGCAGGATCTCCACCGTGTAGATCACCCCCTTGCAGCTCACGAACGCTCCGCGATACATACAGCTATACGTTGCCATCTCTTTTTTAGCTCTCTTTATATATCTCTGTGAATATGTCTCTGTTTGCCACTATCTCACCTCGTCTTTTCTCCGCGCGACTCCGGGTGTTCATCGCCGTGCTTGTATCCGTCGCTCGCGCTCCAACACGCCCACCAGTCGGCGCCCTTTGAGGCGGAATTCCACCTTTCCGCCGATGCTGTCCGGCTCTGAGCCGATCAGCTCGCGCAGCTTCGACAGGGGCGCCACCACCTCCGGGTTGCTGGCTGCTCCCGCATACTCGCCGAACACTCCCAATGTCGGACCGTAGGCGATGCCGCCATCGGCAAACTTCGGCAGGGCGAATAGTATCGCCGTCATCGCTGCGATCAGACCGCCCGCTATGGCTATCCCCACAAAGGGGATCTCTGCGTGCGCCTCCATCGTCTTCGAGGCGGCCAGCAGCATATGCGCCGATGCATCCTCATATGCCGTATTTGTCTCTGCGCTCAGTGCCCCTTCGTTCACCCCTTCGGCCAACGCTGCCTCTCCGGTGGCTGTTGCCTGTTCGCCCTGCACCGCAGCGTCTATCGACGTCGCCACTGCGTGCTCCGTCTGTGCCGACGTCTGATCTTGCGTCGCCCCGGTCAGCAGCTGCACCATCTTGACGATGTCCTTGATGCCGTCGAAGACGCTCAGTGCACCGTCCACCACCCCCGTCACCTTGTCCCATGCCTTGCCGTCGCTCTTCAGCGCTTGGGTGATGCTCTGCACCCCGCTTCCCACGTTCTTTGTCGAGCTCCACACCTCTTTGTACGAGGCTTGTCCCTTCTTCAGCTGTCGCTCGTACTTCTTCCATGTGGCTATATTCTCCTGCACGGTCGAACGCGTGCTGTCGTCCAGCGGGTTCTTCGTGTCGTCCAGCATCTTTTGGAGCGACCTGATATTGCTCTTTATCTGGTCTAACCCGACCAGTTTCAACTCCATATCGAGTGTCTTTCCGCTCAGACCGTTTAGGGTTTCCAGACTACGCTGTTGCTCCAACACCATGGTCACCCGTTTCAGGGCGTCCAGTTTCTGTTGGTAAGCCTCCTTCTGTTTGCCCAGCTCCGTTAATTCCGAACCGGAGGCTCGTTGCATCGCTTGTTCGTACCAGTTTACAGCGGCGTTCAAGTCGCGTATCGTGTTCAGCGTTCCGACCTCTCCGGGTTTCTTTAACTCCGCAGCTGCGTCATCCCAGCTTTGCTTCAACCTATTCAGTGCCTCGATGATACGAAGGATGTCTGCTCGTTCCTCCTCGGTAGCCAAGTTCAACTTGTCATTGTAGTAGGTGAGCTCGTCATTCAGATCCGTCCACGTGTGGATGTCTCCGATCTCTTGAGCGGTATGCAGATTCAGTTTCTCCACCTTTTGCTGTCGTTCCAGCTGTTCGATGGTCTGCTGAATAGCTTGCCGTTCTGACTCCGATGCTTGCCCCAACAGGCTCTGTTGGTACTGTATCTCTTCGTCCAACCGATTTAAGGTCGACAAGTCTGCCGGGCGGCTGTAGCTCGCCACCAAGGTCTGCACCGCCTTCTGTGCCTCCTGCGTCACACGTATCTTTTCCGTCAGAGTCTGTATCGTCTTACGGTCTGTACTATCCGCCTTTTCCAGTTGAGTCTGATAGTATTGAACGTTATTTGCCAGTGCTTTCATCGAGGTGGCGTTCTGGATGAGGGACTTCCCGTCGAACATATTGCTATCTGTCAGACCTAACAGACTCCCCAGTTTCTTGTATCGGGACTCCATCGCCTTTAGGTCGGCTATCTTTTTCTTCGACTCCGCACTCTCTGTCTCTGATAGCTGCTGCACCTGTGCCTTCTGTGTCTCTATGGCCTTACCTAAATTCTCATAGCTCATCTTTTTCCAGTCGTTGGCGCTCTTAGCTGCCAATCCGTTGGTAGCTACCTTTTTGTTCGCATTGGCTAATCTGTCCACCGCGTCAGCCGCCTCTTTCGAGGCATTTGCTACCTTCTCTGTCGCCTCCGCCTGTCCCTCGGTGGCTTCAGCCGTTTCCTCGGCATCGTCTGTAATGCCGAAGAGTTTCTCTATATACCCCCATGCCTCCTTAATGACTGTCACCGTCTTCTTGAATGCTTCTACCAGCTGATCAATGATGACCCTCGCCACCTTCTTCATGACCGCCCACACTTGGTCGCAGATACTGCGGAAAGTCTCACTTTTATTGTACGCCACCGCGATACCCGCCACGAGGGCGGCAATCGCAGCAATGACAATCCCTATCGGGTTCGCCGTCAGTACAAGGTTCAGAGCCTTCTGTACCCCCGTCCACACTGTCGCGGCTATGGCAGCCGTCTTCTGCGATGCGGCAACGGCCTGTGCAGCTATCTTCGAGATTTTAAGTCCGACCACCAACTGTGTCAGCATATTTTTCAGCTGCGAAGCGCTTATGAGCATCACCCCAAAGTTAGCCAACATGTCCGTGTAAGGAGCTACCACACTCGCCGCAGCCCCTGCCATATCCAGCAGCCCCCGAACTTGGTTCTTCACCACCTGCGCGTTCGCTTCACCCGTCCCCTTCATCTCGTTGTAGGCGTCCGAAATGGAGCCGGCGCTGTCGGTCATCACCGCCACGTTTTCCGCGAATTTATCCTTTTGCTCGCCGGTCAGAGAGCCTAAGATGTTCAGCGCCTCGGCGCTGCCGAACAGTTGCCCATAGATGGTTTTGCTCAGCTGTCCCGTCTGCGCCGCATACGCCGAGACGCTCGCGTCCAGTTCTGTCAAGAAGTTCTGGAAGCCACCACACGCTTGCACGCTTGCCGCGTTGAAACTGATGCCCATCGCTGCCGCCGCTGTCTGCGCCTCGCTACTCGGTTTGATGAGCGAGTTCAAGACGGCTGCCAACTGCGTCGCCACCTCCGATGTGTTACCGGTTACGCCCGTTGTGGTTGCAAACACCGCCATCAATTCGTCCATCGACACACCCAACTGTGCCGCGCGTCCGCTCACTCTCGGCAGCGCTTGTCCCAACTGCTCGAAGCTCGTCACGCCGTTCTTCGCCGTCATCTGTATCTTGTCCTGAACCTCCTGCGCCGAGCTCCATGCCAAGCCGTAGTTCTTTATCAAAGTCGAGGTCACCGTCACCGTCTCGTCGAGGTCTGCCAAGCCGCCCACTGACGCTTGTGCCGACTGTTCCAAGAAGTCCAGCCAGTTGTCTTCCGGAACACCGTTTGAGATCACTTGATACAGCCCGTTTGCCAGTTCCTCTCGCGCCATGGGGATGTTCTTGCTCAGCCCGACAATCTTTTCCTTCATCGCTTCATACGCTTCCCCGCTTTTGCCTGCCATCGTGTTCGCGGCGCGCATTGACTTCTCGAAGCTGTCGAACGGTTCCGACAGTTTCGCCACAATACTCTGTAGGTTCTGAATGGCACGAACCGACGTATCCAGCACCAACGCCGACTCAGCCATGTTGCGTACCTTTTTGCTGGCGTTGCTTGCACTCTCCACGATACGTTCTATCGCTTCGTCCGCATTCGATGCCTCCACGGACAGCGCGCGGATGGCGCTCGACCCGCCATCCTTAACTTTTATCTCAAATTCAACCGGTTTTGCCATTTTTGTTGTATATTTGCCTCGTCAGCAATATTGCCGACGCTATTTAACTTGTTCGACCCATGCGCAATACTAAATTCCGCTGTCTCTTTTACGAGTGCTTATTCGTTATCCTTTTGGGTGCACTGCTCGCCTTCGCCGTCTCACTTCTGACTGGTGATCTCTCCTTGCGCATAGGCAGTCTCTTGATCGGATCTGCCGCCTTTTGGCTACTCTATATTGCAGCCGTCAACAAGGATCTTTATTAAGATCTTTTCGCTTGACCTCACTTTAGCCCCGCCCGTTTCCGTGCCTCTCGATACCTTTCCATCTCCTCCTCGTGGGTCAGTGGCTCTGCTGCCTCTTGCTGCAGGTGGCTCTCCGTCTCGTCGTCCCACGGGAAGTGCAGCACATCACCTCCTCGCAGAGCTCGTTTCGAATAGGGTTGCAGCAGCGTCACGCACACCGCGCGTGTCTGTTCCCAGCTTCTCCTTTCGCGCTGCGTCTCCCGTTCCTGCCATGCCTTCCACACCGCTCTAAACTCCGACGGGGTGCATCGTTCAAAGTCCGTCAGACTCATCCCCACACACCCCGTCGCCAGTCCCATCAGGCGTTCTATGTCGCTGATCTCTTCCCCCGCGCTGTCGTTTTTTTTTCTTCTTCCGTTCCGGTAGTCAGCTCTTGCACCATGGTCGCCACATCCTGTGGCTCCAATCGGTCGGCAAGCTCCTGTGCCGACAGTTCGAAGGGCACATTGTCCACCACGCAGGCGCTCACGATGCAGCACCAGATCAGTATCAGGTTCTCAGTCAGGTCGTTCGCATCCATGCGACTCACGTCCTTCCCGACTTCTCTCTTGAAGCGCATCAGCGCTCCCATCGTCATGCGGAAGGGATATTCCTTACCGCCTATCGTCACCTTTCCCATACCTCACCGACTTACGACTGTGAACTGCCGTCCGACACGGCGCCTGTATTCTCCAACTTGATGCTGTACTTCGCATCGTCGCCGGCCTGTCCGTCCAAGTCGAGGCTGGTGATCAGATACTTGCCGCTATGTGTCGCCGAGCTGTCGCGCACCCCATAGCTTGCATCCACAGGCTCGCCCGCCAGCTGCAGTTGCTTCAGGGTGTCGTAGGTCGACATACCGCTGCCATCCGTCAGCACACAGCCGTCGGCTGAGATCTCTTCCGAATAGCTCTTCACATACTTCTCTTTCCACTTCCCGGCAGACTTCTCCTTCGTCACGCGCTCGCCCGTCTCCGTCGTTGTCGTGATCTTACAGCCCGTCGAATACGACAGTGCCGAGCCTCCCACACTCAGGATCAGGTCGGTACCGTCCAACACCTTTGTCGTTTTGTCTGTTGCCATTGTTCTAATGTCATTTTAATGTTCTTCCAATACGGTTCTTAATTCCCTATCCGTGCGTACAGCCACACCCCCAACAGCGCCAACACGATCACTGCCGCCGTCCAGCGGGCTTCGCGCCATCCCGCACGTCGCTGGTTGGGAGGCTTGCTCATCTCTATCACTGCGCTGTCGTTACGGGCGCACACACTACGCTGCACCTCCGTCGTCTCCATCAGCAGCGTGCACTGCACCGCCGTCTCTGCACTCACCACGAGCTCTCCCGTCGTGTCGCGTTCCACCCGCAGTGCGGTCTGATTGCCGCGTGCCCAGTACGCCGCCCCTTGGGGCAGCTGCCTAAGGCTGTCCGCGGCTATCCGCAGCACCACCGTGTCGCCTTTCGTGCTCATCCGCTCGGTGTACACCCGCGTCTGTTGCACCATGCTGTCGCGCGCACTCTGTCGCGCCTCCTGTCTCTCCGCCGTTACCGGTTTCCCGCGCACACTCGCGCATCCGTTCAAGGACCACACAGCCGTCACTATGAGGACAGCTATTAGCAGCGTCCACAGCCTTCTGAAGCTTGGACACCGCGCGCTTGAGCGACGCCAGTTCTTTTCTCGTTGCATTCAGTTCATCTCTTAATGGTGTGACTATATTATCCATCAGGATCTTGGTCGCCTCGTTCACATTGTCTATGCGCACCCGTTCCGCCTCGGCTCTCGCCTTCTCGGCGCCGGCGCGGGCCTCCTCTGCCTCGGCGCGTGCCCGTGCCACAGTGCTCCGCAGCGTCAACACGCCGATCACACCTGTCAGACAGCCACCGCCCAAGACCACGTTCAGCAATGTGTTCCAATCCATACCGACTTCCTTTCTCCTTTTTCCGTTTCGGTTCCTCTTATCCTTCGATCCCGATCTCCCGCAGCCATGCCGCCACGTCGTACGAGGGGCACTCCTTATGCACCCCCGGTAGGTCTCTGTGTCCCACGATGCGCACCTCAGGGTGCTCTGCGTGGAACTTCCGCACATACGCCGCCAACGCCGCCTTCTGCGCCGCCGTTCGCGTGTCCTGTGCCCGTTTCCCGTCGCGGCTCAGCCCGCCGACGTAGACGATGTGGCGGCTCACCGTGTTATACCCCGCTGCCCCGTTTGTCACCTCCCATGGATCCACCGTGGCATCCTCGTTGTTCGCCACCAAGCGCTCCACTTTGCCGTCGAGGTGAATCAGGTCTGTATATCCCACCTGCTTCCAACCTCGCCCCGCCGGAGGTGCCGCCGTATGCCAGCGCCGTAGCTCCGCCGCCGTCACCTCGCGCCCCTCCGGTGTGGCCGTACAGTGTATCACCAGATACTGCAACCTTTGCGCCGCCATCATCTTCTACTTTTTCTGACTACCATTCTTCACGTGCTCCGTTCGTCGCCTCCCGATCACGCCTTATATCCGCTCATCATCACCACTCCGGCGTCCTCCTTCTTCGGCATGGCGATGAAGTAGTGGCGGAAGCTGATCTTGTTGTGCTGATATTCCGGGTCGGTCGTCGCCTCGCTATAGTACATCTTCGTCGAGCCCGTTGCCTTGAAGACGCGCGGCACATAGAACGCGAACGAGCAACGATACTCGCCCGTCGTCGCCGTGGCATCCACCGCCTTCTTCTTTCCTGCCGTCGTATAGAGCGGCGTATTCACATACGTGTACACCTCGAAGCCGTACAGCGATCCCACCTTGCCCGTCGAGCGGTCCACATTATACTGCTCGCGGAAGTTCTGATCCGCCAACAGCAAGTCATTCACATGATCCGGACACAACACCAGTCGGCGCTGCTCTGCCGGCACCTTCAGGTTATCCATAGCGCGCTTCATAGCCACCACGTCCGCCATCGTCAGGCGCAAGCGTCCCGTCTCGTCTGCCTCACCGCTGCTCTTCAGCACCGGGGTCTTTGTCGTGTTCTCGGTGGCGCACAAGGCGTGTGCCGACTTCTTGAACTTCGCATCGTTCAGCGCGTTCGCGTGGCTCTCCTTCACGCGCTGCATCTTATCGTAGCTGATGGCATACAGCTCGTCGTCCGTCACCGGTGTCACCTTCGTCTGGAACTTATCCAAGCTGATGGCGATGTCCGCGTCGGTCAACGCCTGTGTCGGGATGGGGTAGGTCGTGTTGTTCACCACCACATCCGGATCCACCCCCACATCCACCAAGTGGATCACGTCGTTCTCTACGATGCTGCTCTGGTCCGGCACACCGTCCAGCCACGAGCCCTCCAAGCCGGAGCGCAACGCCTTCACCGTCTCGCCCGTCCATACTTCTGTCAATACTCCTGCCATATCGTTATCTGTTTTTTTATGGGTTATCTTTTTCCCTTGTTCTACTCTTTTTCTGATCCGACCCGATCGCGCATTCACGCTCGCGCTCCGATCCGATCCCTCTCACACTCGGTTGCTCATTCACCCTCGCGTTCCTGAGGCACCTCCATGCCGTACTCTGCCTTATACAGGCGTGCATACTCCTGCGGATCCTCTTGGCGCAGCGTCAACAGCTCCTCGGCGGGCACCTCATGCAGGCTCTTGTAGCGTTCCTCTCGTACGCCGTTCTGCTGATGATTCAGCTGTGCCAAGAGGCTCTGGCGTTGTGTGGGCACCGCCTGTAGTGCCTCTTCCAGTCGCTGACTACCCATGAGCTTTCCTAATTCCATGAAGCGGGCGCGGCTTGTCGCCACGATCTTTCCTGCGCCGATTGCCCCATCCACCAGCGACACGATGCGCTGTGTTTCGAGGCTCTCTTTCTCCTTACGCAGGGCTTCCACCTCGTGCTCCGCCTGCTTCATTGTCTGTAGGCGTTCCATCACCGCCTGTTCGTCTGCCGTCTCCGGCAAGCCTAATTCCAAGGCCAACTTCTTTAGTTCCATCTCGCTATTGTTATTAGTTGATTGTCTCAGGGGCGGCAGTGGGTTCTCCCCATCGCGTCCCATCGTGATTGTCTTGCCCTCATACTTCAGCACCATAGCCTCGTCGTTGGCGCCGATGTCCACCACCGAGATCTCGTACAGTCGGCTTCGGGTGATGGTAGCGCTTCGTTGTCCCGCCACCACATCCTCCGGCGCGTCGCTCGTCGCCAGCACATCCAGTCCCACGCTCACCATCCGGAGCGAACCTTTCTCCCACTGTGCCTTGCAGCGTTTCGACAGTTCGCTGGCTTCGTCGAAGTCCGGCTCTCCCGTCAGCTTACCCGCCTCCTCGCGCAGATCCTTCATCGTCCCGATCACGGCGCCGCGTTCGTGCATATACAGCAGCACGGGGTTCTTCTCATACTGTGTGCGGTCTATCCCTGCCGTCAGCACACGTGTGCCGTAGCTGTTCACCGCCTCTGTTGTGATCACCACTCGTTTCATAAGCTCTCGTTCTTTTTTCGCAAAGGTACCCCCGCTCGCCCCCTGCCTCCAAATTACTATGCAACCCCTGCGGCACTCTCTGCACCCCATGCCCGCTTTTTTGCAGCCCTGCCCGTCCGGGGCTCATCTTTGCAGTATTATTGTCAATCTACACACGTATGAACAAGTCTGAAATCGAACGCAAGAAAGAGTTCGCGCGCGCCCTATTCATGAGTGGCACGCCGCAAGAGCAGATTGCCGACAAGGTGGGCGTCTCTCGTGTCACCATCTCCAAATGGTCCTCGGCTGAGGGCTGGAAGGAGACGCGCGCTGCGCGTAACATCACACGCCCCGAACTCGTCAACAAGCTCCTCGCCACCATCGACCGTCTCATCGAGCAGGTCTCCTCTTCCGGCGACGACTCGCAGCTCGCCGGTCTGGGAGACAAGCTCGCCAAGCTCGCCTCCGTCATCCAGAAGCTCGACAAGCAGGCGGGCGTCGTCGATTCCGTCGAAGTCTTCATGGCTTTCAACAAGTGGCTTCAATTCCGCTCCGCCACCGATCCCGACGTCACCCCCGAACTCGTCAAGGCCATCAACCGCCTTCAGGACAAGTTCCTCACCGAGGCGATCAACAAGAACTCCTTACTCTGACCCCTGCATATGGCTACCACGGTTCTTTCTGCCGAGGCGCGTGCCGCCATAGAGCGTTGGCACGAGCACTGTCGCGAGGTACAGTCCTTCACCGGGCTCACCGCCTCCGTCCTCACCGAGAGTCCTGCCGAGCGCGATCGGCGCATCCGGCGGCTACAGTCCAACTACGCCGCCTTCTGCGAATACTATTTTCCCCACTTCCTCACCCTGCGCGACAAGACCACTGGGCAGGCGCTCCGCATCATCCACAACGCCCCGTTCCACAACGCCGCGGCGCGGCTGGTGCGTGACACCCCAAACCTCAAAGCCCTCTTCAAGTGGCCTCGCGGACACGCCAAGTCCACTCACTTCGACATCTTCCTGCCGCTCTGGCTCATGTTCCAACCGCAGCGGCTCATCAACTTCATGGTCATCGTCGGCAAGAGCGAAGACAGTGCTCAGCGACTCTTGGGCGACGTGCAGGCTGAGCTCGAATACAACAAACGTCTCACCGCCGACTTCGGCGAGCAGAAGAACGCCGGTTCGTGGTCGGTCGGCGAGTTCAAGACCGCCTCCGGCGTCAAGTTCCTCGCCTGCGGTCGCGGACAGTCCCCGCGTGGTTTGCGCGAACGTGAAGCTCGTCCCGACTACATCGTCATCGACGACCTCGACGACGACGAACTCTGCCGCAACGAGAAGCGTGTCGCCGAACTCACCGACTGGGTCAAGGAGGCTCTCTTTGGATCCCTCGACGTCGGGCGCGGGCGTTTCATCATGGTCGGCAACCTCATTTCCAAATGCTCCGTCTTGGCGAACATCGCAGCCATCCCCGCCGTCCATGTCTCCGAGGTCAAGGCTGTCGACGCCGCCGGCAATCCCCTCTGGCGCGAGAAGTGGACCGCCGACGAGGCGCGTGCCTATCGCGACTTCGTAGGCTACCGAGCGTGGGAGAAGGAGATGATGCACAACCCCATCACCGACGGCACCATCTTCCGCCACGACTGGATTCGCTACAAGCGGGTGCTGCCCCTGCGTCGCTATGAGCAGCTCGTCTGCTACACCGACCCCTCCTTCAAGTCCTCCACTGCCAACGACTACAAGGCCTCCCGCCTCTGGGGGCGCATCGGTCACGAGCTCCATCTCATCGACTGCTACGTCCGTCAGGACACCGTCTCCGGCATGGTTCGTTGGCTCTACAACCTCTACGAATCCATCCCTGAGGGCGTCGTCGTTTCCTTCTACATGGAGGCGGGGTTCATGCAGGATCTCATCCTCGACGAGTTCACCGCCGAGGGCAACCTCCGCGGCTACCAGCTCCCCATCATGCCCGACACTCGGCGCAAGCCGGAGAAGGTGCAGCGCATCGAGGCCATCTCTCCCCTCTGGGAGCGTGGATTCGTCTTCTACAACGAGGCGCTCAAGGACACCCCCGACATGCAGGTCGGCATCGAGCAGACCCTCGCCCTCGAACGCGGATCGCGTGTCCACGACGACGCCCCTGATGCCGACGAGGGTGCCATCTGGTTCCTTCAGCGCGGCTCTCGTCAACAACAGTTTCAACCCGTGACCCTCCCACGAAGGTCACCACGTAATGCTTGGTAATACTCTTATGGATTTCATCACTTCCGACGACTTCCGTGTCGTCATTGGCGAGACCGCTTTCCGGTCTTTCTCTCAGTCCGACTCCGCCTTACGCGAGGCGGCACTCTCCGAGGCCATCGAGGAGGTCTCCGGCTACCTTCGTCCCGTCTACGACGTGGACAAGATCTTTTCTGCCACGGGCGCCGACCGCAATCGGCTTCTCGTGATGATCGTCGTCGACTGTGCACTCTACCACCTCTCGGCTTCACAGCCGCAGAAGATGGGCTCCGAGGTGCGCCACGAGCGCTACGAACGGGCTGTCCGTTGGCTCGAAGGCGTGCAGGCAGGGCGCATCGACCCCGGTCTACCCACGGTCGAGTCCGAGTCCGGCGATTCCCCGCTGGGCTCCGTATTCTACGCGCAGCCCAAGCTGCGCCACAACTGGTAATTCTTTCCTTTTCAATCTTTCACGCTTATGTCCAAACATCGTCACGCGCTCCTCAAGCAGCGCAACACTACCGCGGCACAATCCGCTTCGCGCTATCTTTCCACCGCCTACGGTCCTCTACTCTTGGCGCGTCCTCGATCCAAGGCCGAGGCGCACTCGCTCATCATGACCTTGGCGCGCACCACCGATGCCCTCACCCGCAAGGACATCGCCGACTGGCGTGCCGCTTGGCAGATGGCCATCAACGTCGACTTCCCGGATCGACAGCGCCTCTATGACATCTACACCGACGTCTCTGCCGACATGCACCTCTCCGGATGCATCCAGCAGCGTTCCGGATTCGTCCTCTCGCGCTCATTCAAGCTCGTCGACGCTCATGGCGAAGAGGACGTCGCGGCGCTCCACTTCTTCGAGCAGGAGTGGTTCGACCAGCTCGTCGACCACATCCTCGACGCCAACTACTGGGGTCACTCACTCATCGAGCTCGGCGACCTCGCCACCGACGGCGACGGGTGCCTCACCTTCGACCATGTTTGCCTCGTCCCGCGCAAGCACGTCATTCCCGAATACGGTCGCTGCGTCCGCTCCATCGGCGAGGACTGGCACACCGGCATTCCCTACCGGGAGCCCCCTTACGCCGCATCGCTCATCGAGGTGGGGCGTCCCTCTGACCTCGGTCTCTACCTCAAGGCGGCGCAGGCCACCATCCCCAAGAAGAACGCCCTCTCCTTCTGGGACGCATTCGCCGAAATCTTCGGCATGCCCATGCGTGTCGCCAAGACCCAGACGCGCGACCCCAAGGAGTGGCAACGTCTCCAGTCCATGATGCAGGACGCCGGATCCGCCCTCTCCATGATCACCTCCGGCGACACCGACATCCAGTTCATCGAGTCCGGCAGGGGCGATGCCTTCAACGTCTACGACCAGCGCATCGCTCGCGCCAATTCCGAGCTCTCCAAGCTCATCATCGGTCAGACCATGACCATCGAGGACGGATCCTCACTCTCCCAGTCGCAGACCCACCTGCAGGTCTTCATGAACCTTGTCGAGAAGGATCGCAAGCTCATCCGCAACGTCGTCAACAACCAGCTCATCCCGCGCATGACGGCGCTCGGTTTCCCCGTCGGGGGGCTCCGCATGGAGTGGAACGATGCCGTCGACTACACCCCCGATCAGCAGCTCGCCTACGAGACCATGATCGCCGACCGTTTCGAGGTCGACCCCAAATACTTCGCCGACAAGTACGGGCTCCCCGTCGGCGAACGTCGCGATGCCGCAGCCGATTTTTTCGACTGAGCCCTGCCCACTACGCAGGGCTACATCGCCGCTACCGATCCCTCCTCGCGCCTGACGGTGAGCTACACCTCGCCGCCGTGGGCAAGGGGCTTCCCGACGACCTCTGTCGGCAGCTCTCCACCAAGTTCGACGCCATGATGCGCGCCCTATTCCGGCAGCAGGGCGCCACCTTCTCCGTCAGCATCCTCCGCTCCGACGAGGCGCAAGACTTCATCGCCTCGCACGCCGCCCTCCTCGACTCGGCATTCTGCCACGTCGAGCTCTCCGACCGTATGCGGCGGCAGCTCTCCGCCTCCGACTACATCTTCTCCGGCATCAAGACCTTCCACGAGCTCAACGAGGCATTCCCATCGCTGCTCGATGCTGATGGCGCCCGAAAGCCCTTCGAACGCTTTTTGAACGACGTTCGACAGATCGACGCCACCTACAACAGCCGCTACCTCCGTGCCGAATACAACTTCGCCGCAGCCTCTGCCGAGATGGCTGCCAAGTGGGAGCAATTCGCCGCCGACGGAGACCGTTACTACCTTCAGTACCGCACCGCCGGTGACGACCACGTCCGACCCGAACACGCCGCCATGAACGGCATCACACTCCCCATCGACGACCCGTTTTGGGACTCCTACTACCCGCCCAACGGGTGGAACTGTCGCTGCACCGTGGTACAGGTGCGCAAGGCTAAATACCCCGCCACCGACCCTGCCGAAGCCCAAGAACGCGCCAAGAACGCCACCGCCTCCGATCGCCGCGGGATGTTCCGCTTCAACCCCGGCAAGGAGCAAGCCACCTTTCCGCGGTACAACCCCTACACCATCTCCCGCTGCCGCGACTGCGACCGCGCCAATGGCAAGTCCAAGCTGGACAAAGCCTTCGTACCGGAAGGCCAGCTCTGCGAGGGCTGTTCGATAATCAGGACGTGCGAGGCCAAGCGGGAACATGAAGCCATGAAGCAACTACGAAAAGATCTGAAACAGCAGGTCGGTAGCCTCCAGCTAAAATCATCCAATTTGCAGACGGGCCGATATTACACTTCTGGGAACGCATTGAGCCGCGGAGCCCACCACGCCTACTGTGCTGCAGAGCTAGAGATGTTCAAGTGGGTGCCAAAGAATCTGGAAAAACTGCAATTCGTTCGAGTCAGTCCTTTGGGAGAGGGCAAAGACTCAAACGACGAGAGAGACAGGAAAAATATCGAGAAAAAACAAAACAGAGGAGTAACGGCCTACAACATATACGAGGTCGAACGCTATGGTGTTACATGGTTTCTTAAATTCGAGGTCGTGAACCACAACGCAGAGACGCTCTATTCCGCCAAAATAAAACAACAATAGGTCCAAGTCCCGGTGGCGTTCACAAAACGTCTATAAGAGACTCAGACCTATCGTCGCTGCAAATATAGTGACTTTTCTTTAATTCCAAATATTATGAAGAAAAATTTTAACGACCAACGGTGGTCCGCGCACTGCTTCGCCATCATTTTAGCGGGAAAGTGCTATCAACGAGATAAGCAATGTCAAAACTCCGGTGAAAAAATTCGCGCCGCTGCACGTCTTCCCGACGTACGGCGGCGCTTTCTACTATCCCATGAAAACACAAAACCCATGATTACAACTCAGAGTGCTACTGCACCTTTGTAGCTGTAAATCTCTATATTCTCTAACAACTCTTCGTGATTATGATTCGTCATACTCTGTTGCAACGTCATGCGGCTGAACGTCGCCCCCTCCAAGCCCTCCATCTCTGTGCGGATCCGATCCAACAGGTCGAACGCCTGTAGCGACTCTG